TGAGCGTGCGCAGCCCATACACCGGGCGACCCGTGACGACCTCGGACAGGTCGATGCTGCCGTTTTCGAGCGGCAGCTCCTGATATTTCGTTTTGACCTCCGGCATTTCGAGCGAAAGATCCGTCAAGATCATACCGAAGTCCGTATACATATCGTTTTCGCCGATGAGCACGCCCATCAGACCACTCCCCTTTCACGCAGAACTGCCGTGCCGCCCTGCCGCTTGTCCACTTCCGGTGCAAGTGCACGACCGGCTTCGCGTGGGTCGAACACCGCGTTCACCTGCAACTGTATCCGGCTGATCGCGTCCGCCAGCATCGCTGCAAGCTTTTCGTCGCGCGGAGAGCCGCCGGTGAGCATCTGCAAAATTTCGCGAAGAATCGTCAAAATGGCGTGCATCTCCGTGACGGGCATACCGTCCGTTTGCTGCGCGTCATCCACAACCGAGCGGATCATGTCCATCAGCGTTGCAGCGCCCGAGACAACCTCGGGGCCCGCTTCGCCCGCGCCAAGCAGAGAGCCACCCGCCGCGCCGAAGATCGTCGGATTATTCAGCAGCATCGGCGTGTCCATAGCTTTTTTATACCAAGATATGCCAAAATGCGGCACACGCGGCGGCACAAGGCTAAAGCTGCCCGTAATGGAGATGTACGGAAGCTTTAGCCTTGGCAAACTCCACGAGAAGTTGAAAAAGCCCTTGATCTTGTCGATCGCGTTGCGCACCGCGTCCCGCGCCGCATTGATCGGCGTTTCGATACCCTTTTTAATGGCGTTAAAAATTGACGTGACCGTCTCTTTAGCTGCCTTTATCGGGTTTTCGATTGCTGTTTTTACCGCCGAAAACACCGCCGTCACCTTGGATTTGATCGCGTCCACCACCGTGCCGATCGTGGATTTTATGCCGTTGATGATATTTGAAACAGAGGATTTGATTGCATTCCAAATCTGCGTTGCAAAGTTACCAATCGCTGTCCATCCGTTATTCCAAAGATTAGCGAGCCCGCCGAGAAATATTTGTCCGGCATTGAGCAGATTTTCGCCGAATGCGCTCCAGTCGCCGTTGAGCGCTGCCGTGAACGCGGAGAACAGTGACGAAATGACGCTTGTCACCGTCTCGAACACCGTTTGCACCTGCGTCCAGATCGCATTGAGGAACGTGCCGTCCGTTTGCGCTTCGTCCACAAGCCATTTGATCGCGTCCGCGATGCCCTGTATCGCACCGGCAATGGTCTGCGCAATCGTTGCGAGATATGTTGCCGCATACTCCCATACGGCAGAAAACAAACTTGTGCCCGACTGATTATCCGCGAAGAATGAGCCGAATAGAGAGGATAAACCCTCCAATGACATGCCGATTACATCGCTCACCGCGCTGAAAGCATCCTGCACCGCCGTCCATGCAGCATTGATTGCCGTGCCGTCTGTTTGCGCCTGCTCAACAAGCCAGCCGAGTTGGTCGCCGACTGCCAGCAAAGCTGTACCGACAATACCGCCTACATAAACCACAGCGTCTCCGATTGCTGTACACACTCCGGCGATAATATCACCGGCAACTGATATTGCGTCTGCGATACCGTCCCAGATGCCGCCCCAGTCTATTTCCGCGTTGCTCAAAGCGCTGCCAATCGTGCCGATTGCATCTTTGACCGCGCCC